CTCTCAGTCTTTCGAACATCATTACCCGATTCAATATAAAGATGAGTTAACATAGATTCTACATCTGAACCAATGTATCCCGTTTGTGTCAATGAAGTAGCATCTGCTATAACAATAGGTACGTCCATAATTTCAGATATCTTTTTGCTTAGAAATGTTTTACCCGAACCTGAAGGTCCGATCATCATAATGTTAGCTTTATCTACATTGATATCTGTATTTTTTGATAGTACGGTTCTTTTGTAGTGATTGTAAATGGCAGTTGAAAGAACGATTTTAGCTCTGTCTTGTCCTACTACATGTGTATCTAGTTCCCTATGGATGTCGGTAGGCTTTTTAAGTTTGGATAATAGTTCTGAAACATCACCTTCAAAATTGTCACGTACTGTCTTCTTTTGTGATGCTTTATCTTTGATATCCGATACTACTTCTGCCGCAGATGTAACACATAGTTTACATATATTGACCTCATCGTTACCGTCAATAACAGATGTTAGCATCGGGTTTAGTGGTGTCTCTCTCTTACCACAAAAGCTACATTTTTTAAACATATAAATCCTCTCTCATTTTATGTCGTTAATTATATCTCAATTTAACTTAAATTTAAGGTTACTTCATAAAGTACTTGAAGTACTTAGATACATCCGGGTTTAAGTGATACCTAGATGCCTTTTTGTCGTATCCTACACGTCTTAGTACCTGTTTGAAGTCGTTTAGTTTATACTGTACCTGAATGTCACGTATGTCATTCTCGGAGTACCAATCACTCAGCTTAAATGTAAATAACTTACTTATGTCTCGTAGGAAGTTAACTTCATTTTTGACCTCAGTTGTCGTTACCCCACTTGTTATGATCTTATCTATCTGATTATTGATATACAGTACATCTTTTTTGTACAATAGCAAGAGATTAGAGATCCTCTTGGTCATTTTGTAATCACTAGCTACTTCAGCTTTGGCTATATCAATCAATTCTGAATCGTTATAACCTGTTACTTTTTGTTGAATCTCATATATGATGATATCAGCCTTTTCGTTGTCACTTAACGCCCTACCTGATTTAAGAAGATCGACCACATCGTCACTATAACATATGCTCTCTTTTGTGTCTATAAGCATCATCATCTCATCTTTGATTCTCTGCTTAGTCTGCTTGATACATTCACTGAAGTTGATTGAGCTTCTTTCGGTAACTTCTACTGATGTTGTAAATCTGAACTGCTCACCTAATAGAACATTAAAAGATAGCTTATGATTGTTTTCTAATCTGTTTTGAAAGGCTTGTATTTTATTCATGAACTTCCCTATAGGACTTAGAATAAAATTGGCATTATCATCTACTTGAATATTGATACCGTTAGCCTGACCTTTGAAATACCTCTCTATATTCTGATTGAATAGTTCATTTAACGTGTCTGCATCTGTTGGTTCAAGTCTAACTATTTCTTTTAAGAATAGATGAAGCTTCTGCATTCGACGTGTTCTCTTAACCATTTGTAGTGACGATATGACATCTGCCGCATTCCCCGCATCATAATGAAAATGATGTGTACACTTATTCATGTTTGATACACCTACTGTCAAGGTTGGGCTATATAATAGAAGATCCCAGGTTTCATTTACATCTTTTTCAAACAGCTTGTATATGACTTTCTTAACGTCATCTGATGTAGACCCGGTCAATTTGAACACTTTAAACCCGGCATCTGTTGCTATGTCATATATGGCATTTATAACGTCATTGCTCATGATACTAGCAGTCACGGTTTCATCGTCTTCTTTTTCACCTAGTGCTTTGATTATACTCTCGACGAATATATCTCTTTTGTTATAGTACATTACGTCTATTACGTCCCGGTGATTGTTCTGAATGTAATAAATGTCCTTTTTCTCGTAAAAGTCGTCTTCATACCCTGAAAGGAAAGCATCTGCTAATACTATCTTCTTGTTTTTCAGTATGTGGTGAAACTTTGCTGAGTTGTACGGTCTCATATCATCTTTCATGGAGTTTATCACTTGAAACATAAGAGATACAAACTCATCTAAAATAACTATATCAAAGTCTTTTAGATTGTACTTCCATAAAGAGTCCATTTGTACGATCAAGTCCTCACCTGGTTTCCATGCATCATCACCATCGATTAAGTAAGTCTTAATGTTATATTTGTTAGCATAGTCTAATGCTACCGAGATCCTATTCGATATCAATAATACCCGGTGTGATAGTTCTTTAGCTTCAGAAATAACCTCATCAATAACAAGAGACTTTCCTGTACCCATAGCTGACTTTATTTTAAGCACATCGCCTTTAGTCATGAATCTTTTAATGAAAGCCTTCATTTTATCATCAATCGATATCAGAGGTTGATTTATGATGAGTTCGTTTTTATATATTTTTTTGTGTTCTTCAAACTGTTTTTTGAGAGAATATGCACTCTGCTCTTTGATGAAATCCTGACCTTCTTTTGTTTGTCTAATCTCATTGAAGATATTGAAGCTCTTTTCTTTATTGTGGTGGTGCATTATATGAGGTGAGTCAATATACATGAAATACCCACCCCGAGACTTGACTTCAGACGAGTGTTCCCAATTTAATGTCTCTCCTCTTGAAGCTATAACTTTAAATCCCTTTCTTATATAGATGCTATAACATAACTGAATGAGTTTAGCCGTATCCACCGTCTGAATGAACTCATTTTGCTTTTTAGTCTCAATGTACTTGTTATTGAGGGTTATATAGTCTTCATCTATTTTTAATGTACTATCAACCTTATGTAATAAAATGTCACTTCTAAACGTGGGTGCTTGTAATGATACATCGGTTGAAGCTGAAATGTCAATGTTACCTAAGCCTTTAATTTGGTCTTTAAGAATCATCATGAATTTTTTAGAGTTATGCCACGTATTGGTGAAACTTATTTCCATGAACCCTTTTAGATTGAATTTTTCTTTCCCGTCCCAATTCTTAGACTTACCGATAATCACATTGTAATCACTATTTTTAAAGTGTTTGATAATAGCTTTCATGTGCTCATATGTTTTGATGTCATCTATGTCTAATACCATAACTCCAGGTGAAGGACAACGTAAATGGCTTAGGTTGACTTTTTTTCGTTCTGTGGTTATAGGTGAGTCGATACATATTGCGTTGGAAAGTATCCAGTTGTTGCTAAGAACGTCAAAGCATTCTTTAAGACTTTTGACATCTATAGTAGTGAAAGTGAATGATTTTGATAACGCGGAACTTTGGTTAAAGGGTGACCTAGGTTTCTTGTTATGATTTTTTAAGGCGTTGAACGTAGTTATTTTCACAAATGACCTTTATTGTAGTCGTTTGTGAAATTATATTATAGAAATACTTAATTCTTGTTTAATTATCCTATAACTACACCAAGAGGGGGTGACCATCGTTTAAGAAGTTCTTCATTTAACCTTTCAATATCGGTCATACCGTCGGACTTGATGTCCGAGTAGTTTATGGTGTTGCCGTTGATAAGAGCACCACTGTACTTACCTACGTTGTTACCCCATTGGTACTTACATTGTGCCACTGTCATATCTTTTACCCATGGTTGATTGTATATCAAGTCAAAGGCTTCAGGTTCATAATCTAGCGATGCATCAATTAGAGCATTAGAGTAAGCGCTAACGTCTTCATGAAATGTTAATATTTTACTAAGACCGTTAAATGAATAATTGGGTCTAACATCAAAAAGGTGCTCAAATTTTGATATTTTAGCCAATGTTGTTTCATAATCAGCTAAATTGAGTGTCAAAGGAGTCATCTTTGTCATGTCATAAACATATCCTTGAGGTAGACCATAATTGATACCACCTCTAAGAATTTTAAGATCAATGACACTAGAAATCCTATTATCTAGCTTGTACTCTTTGACATTCGGGAACAAAGGTATTAACATAGGTTTTGACATTTGCCCGTCATAAGCGAACTCAGAGAATTTTGTTATAGTCTCATCAATGATGTAACCTATTTGAGTATCGGTTAACTCAACTCTAATAATAGGCTCACCCAATCTACTTCTAACATATTCTACTAGTTTTTCTCTTGTATTGATCTTATTCATTTAATAAACCTTAAGCTTTAAGTTTATCTTCAAGCTCTTTAAGCATGTTTTTGAGTGATTTTTGTTTGTTCAACTCAATACCGTAGTCTCTAGCGAAAGCTTCAAGTTCGTTTTTTGTCAAGATTTTAGATGCTTCTGATAAAACCTCATCAGCGTCAACTGCAACTACATCTTCAGAAACGATAGGTGCTTCTTCAGCAGGTGCTTGAGTTTCTTCATCAACTACATCTTCAGCAGGTGTTTGAGTTTCTTCAGAAACAATAGACGCTTCTTCAGCTGGTGCTGATTCTGTAACAACAGGTTCTGGTATGTGTGTAACTACAATCTCAGGAGCTGCTTCTACTTCTTGTTTAGGAGTCTCACCTATAGTTTCACCCATAGCTTTGAAAAACTGAGGATATACTTCTACTACTTTATTTTTCTTCATCTTTTGACCATGGATAATTTCCCAGCTATATCCATCAATAGATACAACTTTTCTTTTAACCCCAATCGCAGATAGATCAACTACATAAAATTCCATTTATAATCCTTTCTTTGGTTATGTCGTTTCTATGATGACATCATCATCATTTTCAACATTATTTATATCGTCTTCCATGAAATCATCTACTGTAGATGACATTTTTTCCTGGGCAGGTTCGATTACCTCTTCTACTGTAGGTTTATCTTCAGTAGGTTTATACTCGATGAACATTTTCGGATATGTTTTTCTTATGGGTGCATCTTCATTGAAAATTTCACCATTTTTGATAGTGATGTACGAACCCCTATAAAGAATAGTTTGATAATCTTTACCTGTAGGTAAATGAACAATGTACTGTTTCATCATAGCTCCTTTTATTGATATTTATTCTCTTATAAATACCGTTAAAATAGTATAAATCTTAAAATAGGAGAACATAATGTTAAGTCCAGGTGTAGAAGTAAGAGAAATTGACCTGTCCCTCAGAGTTGACCAAGTAAGTAACTCGATTGCTTGTTTCGGTGGTATCTTTGAGAAAGGACCTGTTGATGACAAATTGCTAATTACAAGCGTAGAAGATTTTATATCGTTCTATGGTTACCCAAGTAATGACAATTTCAATCAATGGTTCCAAGTTTACAATTTCTTGCAATATGCTAACAAAATTTGGGTTGCGAGAGCATTTAACACTCTAGCAGGTAACTCATTTGGTTATGTAAACAATAGTGAAGTAGGTGGCACGATGACTTCAGGTAATGCTGAAGATAGAGTGTTTATTAAAAATGGTGATGATTGGGAACAAATGTTCTTATCTGTAGTAGATACTGAAGTATTGGCTAGAAAACCTAAATTCTTGACAGATTCAAATAAGCTTTTCATTGCTGCACAAACATTCGGTACATGGGGTGATAAAATCCAAGTAGGTATCGCTAATAAACGTGACTTCATTGAAGGTAAAAAAGTTGCTGGTTATAAATTCGAGGATTTATTCGAATATCACCCAGGTAATGAGATTTTCCCAGCTACAATTTCAGCAGACTCTATGGTTACTGAGCTTGAAGATGAAGGTGAATTATATTTCTCAATCAGAACTAAAGTTATTGAAGAAGTAGGAGAAGAACTACTTTGTAAGGTTAAAAGAGGTACAGTAGAGACACTTGAACTTTTACCAATCGTACAAAAAGAATATAATGCTAATCTGAACATTACTGAACTTGTTCTTGATGTTACGTTTGATGGTGACTTAGATAAAAAATGGACATCTTTACCAGACCTAATTGTTGCGGCACCTAAGTCTCTTGAAATTGCTTTCGTGGTTCTTTTCGATGGTAACATTGTTGAAAAATTCATTGTATCTATGGATCCAACTGCTAAAGATTACACTGGTAAGTCTACGTACATTACTAACGTTATCAATAGACAATCAGGCTTTGTGTATGTTATGTTATCTTCAGATGATAAAATGCCAGCATCTATCAATGATACAACAGGTCTATTAAGATTGGCTGGAAGTTTCGACAATACTGCATCAGGTGATGTAATCGATCTTTATGCTACTAACACTGATGGTGGTATATTCGCTAACAAAGAAGAGGTTGATATCGATATCGTTATCGCAAATGAACTTTGTAACCCACAAGCTATTCTATTGGCTAAAGATAGATCGGATTGTATAGCGTTCATTGGTGCTAAAGCAGGTGATGCTATTTGTAACAAATCAGCTATCGCTGTTAACAACTTGATCGAATATGTAACTGTAGGTGAGCTTAACGTTGAATCTTCATTCGCTGCATTTTTCGGTAACTACAAATACCAATACGACAAATACAATGACGTATACAGATGGGTAAACATCGCAGGTGACGTTGCAGGTCTAAGAGCAGACACATCTACAAAAAGAGAAATCTGGTGGGCTTCAGCGGGTATCGAAAGAGGACAAATTCTTAATGCTGTTAAATTGGCTTTCAATCCTACACAAGGTGAAAGAGACCTTCTTTACAAAAATAAGATCAATCCAATTGTTAGTTTCCCAGGTCAAGGTAATGCTATTGTATGGGGTCAAAAGACTCTTCAATCTAAAGCATCTGCGTTTGATAGAATCAACGTTAGAGGTCTTTTCAATACACTTGAAAGAGCTATTTCAATCATGGCTAAAAACTATGTGTTTGAGATCAATGATGAATTTACAAGATTCAGATTCGAATCTACGGTTAACTCTTACTTAAGAGAAATCAAAGCTAATAGAGGTGTTTATGACTTCTTTGTTAGATGTAATGAGCAAAACAACACACCACAAGTTGTTGACTCTAACCAATTCATCGCTGATATCGCAATTAAACCAACTAGAACTGCTGAGTTTATTACTCTTAACTTCATCGCAGTATCTACTGGTGTTGAATTCAACGAAATTTTCGCTTAATTGTGATTTAAGAGAGTTCTTAGGAACTCTCTATAAAACACATAAGAAAGGTAAACATGAACTTAGCTGAAGCATTGAAAACTAAACTGTTCAAAGATAAGATACCCACAACCTTAACCGACCAGGATGTGGACGTAAGACATGTAGATAAAGCTGTAAAAGTAGATCATGACTCAGTAAATCCCAACATAGGATTTTATGACGAAACCGACGATCAAACTTTATCACTGTTTAGACGCTCTAGCAGGACAGGTGTTCTATATCAACAAGCAGACCTAATTAATGAGTACAGACGTATATCAAACTCACCTGAAGGCAGAATGGCAGTAGATGAAATCGTAAATGAAGCTATCTTTACACCCGGTCAGTTAAAGACGTTAAAAATTTCAGTAGACGAAACTGAACTTACCGAACGTACATGTAACGCTATTATAGAATCATTTAAAGAGATTGAAGACATTTTCGACATTGAGATGAATATTGGATATCTATTTGAAAAATGGTATGTCGATGGTCAATTGGCTATAAACGTTGTATATGATAACAGCGACCTTAATAAAGGTATCGTAGGATTTAACGTACTTGAACCTAAGTTCCTAACATATAACAAGGATAAGAGCTACTGGATTTACGCTGAAGAACTTGTTGCTGGATTGACAGGAAGAAAAGAACTTAAAGTACCCGATGAAGGTAGAAAGTACACAGCTGAAGAGATCATTTATATATCAAGTGAACTATTTGAGGACTCTGCGGCAGATGTGAACAACGAAGGCTATAAGATCGTAAAATCATATCTACATAACGCAATAAAAGTACACAATCAGCTAGTAACACTTGAAGACATGCTTATTCCTATGAGGTTTAGTAGATCCGTATCAAGACGTGTATTTAATGTCGATGTAGGAGATTTACCTGCTACTAAGGCAGAAGCTGCACTTACTAAAATTAAAGACAAATTTAAGTATAAAAAATTCTATGACGTTGAGAAAGGGACTATATCAAATCAGATGCACGTTGCTTCTCTTGTTGAAGATTATTGGTTTCAGAATAGAGAAGGTAGTAAAGGTACAACCGTTGATACATTAGACGAATCTGGTAACTTAGGTGAACTGGGTGATATCGTTTACTTCAGAAAAAAACTTTATAGTGCCTTAAAAATTCCACTTACACGTGTCAATGATGAAAAAGATACCCAATATGTGGATGTCGACTATACATCATCACAGGTGTCAAGAGAGGAGATCAAATTTTTCTCTTTCATTCAGAAATTAAGAAGACAGTTCCTAAGAACATTTAGGGATGCTCTTAAACGTCACATGCTCTATAAAGGTCTAATTGCTAATGAGAGTGAGTGGAATGAGATTAGAAAACACATTACTATAAGTTTCTACAAAGAAAACGTTTTCTTAGAGAATATGGAGACTGATAATCTAGTACAAAAAATATCATTGTACAACGATGTCGAACCTCTTATAGGTAAAGAGTTCTCTAAGGCGTGGGTTAGAAGAAAAGTTCTAAAAATCTCAGATGAAGATCGAGAACAAATCAAAAAAGAAATCTTACAAGAGACCGATGAAGGTGAGTATGGTGATGCAGAGGGAGAAGAACCTGAATCACCCGAAAGCTGGTAAATAAATATAACAAATCAAAAGAAAGGTTAAAGATGGACGATAAAGTCTTAGATTTAGCTAAAGATAAGAAAATCGGTGACTTCGCTAAAGTTGTCAAAGATGAGCTTAGAAAAAAGCTAATGAAAAACGATTATATCGCTTCTCAAGCAGACGAACTTCAAAAGTATCAGACGGTATCTGATACTATGAAGCAACTTCGCAAAGAAGTCGAATAATCTTTGATTAAGGAGTACTAATGAAGTTAATATTAGAAGACGAAAATCAAGTACTGGAAAGTGAAGTCGTTGAATCTATTAATGAAGCTACGGGTGCAAAGAAAAAAGAATATTATCTAAGTGGTGTTTTCTCTACTGCCGGTGTTAAAAACGGTAATGGGAGAGTATATCCTAGACATATTTGGGAACGTGAAGTAGCCGAGTATCAAAATAAGATCAATGAAAATCATATCCATACTTTAGGTGAATGGGAGCATCCTGCTAGAGCAGACGTTGATCCTATGAAAGCAGTTATCAAGATTGTTGAACTTAAGCTTAAAGGTGACTATGTTTACGGTAAAGCTAAAGTACTTGACAATCCTGATGGACAAAAACTTAAAGTCCTAATTGATGAAGGTATTAAAATTGATATCTCTTCACGTGGTGTAGGTTCTGTCGGAAGAAACGGTATGGTTGAAGAATTTAAGTTGATTACATATGACTTAGTTTCTAAAGCATCTAATCCTGGTTCACACTTGACAGGTATAGTAGAAGGTCAAAACTATATGCTTACCGAATCTGGTGATATCATGGAAGTTAAATGTGGATGTCCGTTATCTGAATCTAATCTTAAAGATGAATCTGAAAGTTCTGAAGTAGTGGCTGAAAGTGAAAAAGAAACATTAAGTGAAACTGAAACACATACAGAAGACAAAATGTTAGATGAAGGTTTAAGAATTGATACTGAAGTAGCAAAGGTAGCTCTCGTAGAAGAGTTTAAAAAGTTATTCAAATAAATAACTTATAAATACAACAAATCATAAGGAGAAACGTACAATGGATGAAATCTTAAAAAAGATTAACTCTGATATTTTAACTGAATCTGTAGTATCTGAGCTTAAAGAAGCTTTTGATTCTGCTGTTAAGTCTAAAGTAGATGAGTTCAAGAGAGCAGAGATCATTGCTGAGACAGAAAAAATCCTAGATAAGTATGACGCAAAATTCGAAGAGTTCAAATCTGAACTTAGCGAGTCTAAAGATAAAGAACTCGATGAGTACAAATCTGAACTAGTTGAAGCGTTAGATTCTTACTTGGAAGTAGTAGTTGAAGAATTCTTGAAAGAGAATAAAATCGCTATTGAAAATGAAGTAGCTACTGCTAAAGCTAAAGCTATTCTCGAAGCATTTGATGGTGTACTTGTAACTGCCGGTGTTGAAGTTAAACAAATCGTTGAAGCTAAAACATCTAAAGAAGTGACAGTAACAGTAACAGAGAGTGACAAAGATATGGAAGCTAGATTTAACAAAACGCTTTCAGAAAATAAAGCACTTAGAACTCAAAATGAAAAAATGATTAAGATGGGACTTAAAGCTGAGCTTTCAGAAGGTCTTACATTAGTTCAAAGAGAAAAATTTGACAGACTTGCCGATCTTGTAGACATGGGTAGTGACAAAAAAGCTTACCTAAGTAAACTTGAAGCGATTAGAGAATCTGTAAAAGGTGAAGAAAGTACTAAAGAAGAAGTTAAACCAAATGCTTTTGATGTAGTTACTGAATCTAAAGTTGAAAAACAGGCTGTTACTAAACCAGACAGTTCAAGATTTTTCTAATATAAATAACATTAAAAATACTTAGGAGAAATAAAATGGTATTACTTACTGAAAAGTTTGAGAAAGAGTTATTGAGTGAAAAATTTGCTCCTATCTCTAAAAACGATATGAGTACAATGGCACTTATCCTCGAAAACGAAGAAAATGCTATCAATCAAATGGTTAGTGAAGGTACAGTTGCATCTGATATTCAAGGGTTCACAAACATCCTTCTTCCTTTAACAAGAAGAGTTTATCCACAACTTATCGCTAACGAACTTCTTGGTGTTCAGCCAATGACTGGACCAACTGGTTTCATTTACGCAATGAAATATAGATACACAGGTACATCACATCTTGTTAATGGTGAAGTTAATATTTCTCCTGCAGGTAGAGGTCAAATCCTTGTTGTTGCTAGTACAGCTGGTATGGATAAAGGTGTTAGTATTACTGGTACAGGTGATAACGGTGCATTCGATGTTACTGTTGCATATGTTGAAGGTAACAAAGTTCTTGTAAGACACAATGATTCAGTTTCTAGCTCTTCTGCTACAATCGTTCCTGGTGACGTTCTTACTGTAGGTTCAGTTGATGCTGCTGTTACTGGTGCGTTCTCTAACGAAGCTGGTTTCAAACAAATCTTGAAAGGTTACACAGGTCCAGTTTCAACAGCAACAGGTGAAAAACTTGCGGGTGATATGAAAGAAATCGGTTTCACAATCGAAAGAAAATCTATCGAAGCAGTAACAAGAAAACTAAAAGGTGAATATACATTAGAAATGTACCAAGACCTTAAATCACAACACGGTATGAATGCTGATGATGAGTTGATGGGTCTTATGGCTCAAGAGATGCAAATGGAAATGGATAGAGAGATCGTTGACTTTGTTAACGCAAACGCGACTCAAACTACTGACATTAACATCAAAAACGACAACGGTAGATGGGAAATAGAAAACTACAGAACATTGGCTATCAGAATTTCTAACGAAGCTAGAGAAATCGGTAGATTGACTAGAAGAGGCGCTGGTAATATCCTTCTTGTATCACCAAAAGTTGCAGTAGCACTTGAAACAATCGGTTCATTCCAAACAGCACCTGTTTCTGTAAGTATTGACTCTGTTACTCCAGGTCTTGTTGTAGCTGGTACATTCGATAACAGATACAAAGTTGTTGTAGATCAATTCGCAGAAGCTGAATATTGTACAGTTCTTTACAAAGGTACTGACAGACGTGACGCTATGGGATTCTTTGCTCCATATGTTCCTGCAGCATTCCAAAGAGTA